GAAAATTACATCGAGTTGATGGACCAGCGTTTATATATCCAGATGGAAGTCATTATTGGTATGTAAATGGAAATGAAATATCCAATAAAGAAATAAAAGAATGGCAAAAGCAATATAATATTCCGAAAAATTATGAAAATTGGAATAAACAACATTGCATGTTGTTTAAGTTATGGTTTTATTAAAACACACTATAATATCATTCGCAATATTATTTCATTAAAATATTCAAGGATTTATTATATCAACGCGCTCACAGTGGCACGACAGATAAAACTATTGATATTTCGCGAGAGATTTATTAGCGTTATTGATACAATTTCATAAGAATATAAGAACTTTCATCTAAAATAAGATAAGCATATATTTCAAGGGTTCTTATTGATTTTTCATGATATCCCGCATAGAAAAATGATTTGACAATTTTAATTTCGTAATTGATTTGATTTGAATCAAGCATATCAACGATATCTTTTGCTTTTTCATCAAAACTCAACAAATGAGATAACCAAATTTCCGGGAAATCATTACACATAAATGCCTGTGGCAAATTTCTTGCAGCCAAAGGTACGCAATGAAATCCATTTACGGTTTTTTGATTTCTTGGTAGAGAATCAGAAAAAGAAACCGTTTTCATCCAACAACTATTCCGTAGATTTTATCGATGGTTGTCCACCCAATCATATGGTTTTTCCTGTTTGATATCTGATAATAAGAATTTCTTATTGTGGAAACAGTATCAAGAAAATGATCACCATTTACTTTGCATAAAATAACATCGCCTTTTTTGGGAGGTTCGCGTATTGGTAATATTTCCACACTTAAATTCCCATATTTAAATTTAATCGGACGATTCTGTTTTAATTCAGAAATATAATTAGTCCAATCCATTTTAAAAATCCTTAAAGAGCAAGTTTCCAATAACCAGGACCGTATGTTCCGTCAATATTTAAAATCCAATCTTTACCAGTCCATTGCAGTTGTCTTCCCGTATAATTATTCAAAACAAATTGTTGAGTCACTGTGTTGCGACTGGAAAAAGCAACCGCCCATCCGTTATTATACTGAATAATATCATTCGCATAAGCAGTAATATTTCCCCAAGCCTGAGATGGTCCAATATCATTAATAATCAAATATCTTTGTCCATTTGCAACTGCCGGTAATTTTTCACCACCGGGATACATTTTCAATGGATCAATAAGTCCATTAATAGCAGGTAAAGTATTCGCTGGCAAGGTTGAAGCGTTGATTGTCCATTTAAGATTACTCGGATTTGTTGGATCTAATTGTAAAGTTCCAGTGACATAAGGTCCAGTTAAATTATCAGTATAATAGATATATATTGTGCTTTGTGCTGGTTTGAAAATTCCATATTTAAGGAATAAATCTTGCCAATTGTAATCCACATTATCACTTGTTTGAACTCCTTTAGAATTTAACAATGTGATATTTGGACCATCTACTTGAATATGATAATCACCAAATGTTGTGATATCTTGTCCTAAAAGAGCACCAGTTCCATCCCCAACTCCAGAAAAATCATTATTTTCTGAATCATAGATATTAGTAATAATCGTTTGAATGATACGTTGTGCTTTAACTTTCGCAGGGGGTGATAACCACATGGGAAGACGCAATTTAATAGTAGCAATATCTAATGAATCATCACCTCCAATGGGAATACTACGATTTGAAAGAATAATATCTTCAAGGTATACCGTTGTTAATGCTGTCCAATCCAACGGATTTTGTGAATTTTGAATATCAAAACCAGGAGCCAATAAAGGAACAATTTGTTCGATAAGTTGATATTTTTGATCTAATGTTGTTGTCCAAATATCAACCTGAATATCCATTTGAAAAGGACTAGGCATAATTCTTTGTACTGTATAACTATTGCCTTTTTGTGTTGTATAAGTGCTAGTTGTAAAATCTACACCGCGTTCGGTTACTTGTCTTGTATCCACATGAAATGGATTCTGTTGATCGGCTCTACGATAAATCAAACCAGTTTGCCAAATAGTAATTTGTGGTGCTGTTTGTAATGTATTCTGTGAATTATTTGAAATAATATTTGCAACTTGTTTATTGGTATTTGCCATTGTACAAGGAACCATCATAAGTTGAGGTGCGCCATTGGCATTCCAACCCGTTTGATATTGAAATCCAGAAAAAGCCCGAACCAATTGTTCAAGAAAACGACGTTGTTGTCCATCATACCAATATTCTAAATTTTGAATTGCCATAAAATTTTACTCTAATAATAAATGTATTTATCTTCAAAACAAGAAATAAAAATAAATACAAAATAATATAAGGTAAGCGTTGTGTTATGACAAATATGCGAAAATTCATCAATATTGTTGAAACATCAGAAAAAAATCCCTGTTGGAAGGGATATAAAATGATAGGCATGAAAAAGAAGGGAAAAAATAAAGTTCCTAATTGTGTTCCTGTAAAAGAATCACTTTTAGAAATGACACTAGAAGGTGATGAATTCTTCGAAAAATTTGGATGGTTAAAATGGTCTGAACAACTTGTCGAGGGAGAATATCAAGGAAGGAAAGTTCCATTGAACAAACCCATGCGCGGGGATGTTAAAAAATTCAAAGTATATGTAAAAGATGGAGATACTGTCAAAAAAGTAAATTTTGGAGACCCGGATATGCGTATTAAAAGATCAATACCAGCACATCGTAAAAGCTTTCGCGCCCGTATGAAATGTGATACGGCACATGATAAAACATCCGCAAGATATTGGTCGTGTCGTAAGTGGTGATGGGTTTTTTATAATAAAAATATGCGAATTTATGAAATATTGCCACTGCACGAATATATCATATTCGGAGGGATTGAATTTGATATGCAAGATTTTTCAAGTGGTAAAAAAATAGGAACTATTACAACAAAGAAAGCTGGCACGTTTCGAGTTTGGGTGATCGAAAATCATTTTGAAATTGCTTTCGGTGCTTGCCCTTGTGTTTTAGGAGACGAAACAAAAGATCAACCAAATAATCCTGTTTGTGTTTTGGGATTTATGAAATATGGAGATAATAAACTAATTATAAAAAATGCATCAACAAAAAAAGAATATAGAGCTAAAGGTATCGCGATTTCATTAATTCATTTTGTAAATAAATCTTTAGGTAATAAAATAATAAGTGATACTGAATTGAGTTATGATGGTGAGGCATTCATAAATGCTTTAGTTCGCTCAAGTGAGTTTGATACTAAAATTTTTGATAATGCCACTGGAGAATTGTTTGATTTATCAGATGCAGGGAAAATAAAAGATGCGGATGGTGTGGATGTTATTATGCCAAAAGATGATAACAAATCACGGGAACGTTATAATAAAAATACCGGAAAAGGACAAAGATTCTTTTATATTTTTGAAGGTATCGAAAATGGATATCCAGAAAATTTAAATATTAATTCTATAATTCATCCTTATCCAAATATTAGAAAAGATTATTTAATATAGATTAACAAAAATTCACAAAAATAGTGCTTGTGTTTTGAGTTTTTGTTTGGTATATTCTTTTTCGTTAGGCGGTTAAGGTGATAGCGTGGAGCCTCTGGTCTTGAAGCGCAGTCCGGACTTAAAAACCCCACTCAGAGAGATCTGAGTGGGGTTTTTGCATCAAATATTTTTAATACCAAAAAGCGAAAAATCCAGAGTAATTTCGAATTTAGAGAAATCCTGAATGGGTTTTTTGTTATTAGTTTCCGCCGTTACTAGGAGTTTCTGGTTCTTCTGCTGGAATAGTGGCTTGATCCAACGATGAATCAGTTGGTGTTGTTGTTGGTGAAGCTTGTTGTTCAGGTGTTGGGTCTGGTGTAGGTGTGCTTTCGGTGACTGGTACTGTTTCTTGTGTTGTATCAACAGTAACAGGAGCATTAGACCCTTGAAGATCGGCAACTCCCTGTAGGAATAATGCACGCTCCATAGTGCGTCGATTGGTCAATCCCTGCAAGACAATACCACCTGCGCGATTCCAAAGTAAAAATGCATTTGCAGCACTTTGAAAATCTCCCAGATTTAGTAAACGCAAAACAGAAGATTGTGCTAAATTTCCTTGTCCTACATTGTATGTAAACGATACCAAAGCATCAAACATTTTTTGACTAATTGTTTGAGTAACCACGCTATTAATATAACTCTCTGTAGTCGAAAGTTCTTGAGAAAGCCATTCTTCGGCTTGTGCCTGTGTAATAACAAGTCCCGGATATACATTAAATCCACCAGTTGTAGCGGAACCATATCCAATTGTCCAAACACCAACACTATCTTGATATGCAGAAAGACGAAGACCTTCAAATTGTTCGATAAGTTGCAAACCCGCAGAACTTGTTCTCATGATAATATTTCCTGAAATAATTGTTTTT